TTATTGGTATTAATCCAGTATCGCATTTTCGTATCAGCATTGAGTCCAGAAGTTTCTAATGGTACAAAAACTGTTCCGTCATGGATACTTGTAATGCTCGGGTCAGTGTCAACTGAGTCAATCATGATTTCTTCAAAGTCTCTAAACCATGACAATTTGGACCAAGGAGAAATATGCGAATTAGTCTGAACAATTTCACCACTTGAGTTATATACGTTATCCATTGGACCACTACCTACTTCATTAATGTGGTCAAATAAACGCATTAAAACATGGTGATTATTTAACATAGTCACTCGGTCAGGAATAACGTCATTACCGCTGACTTCATATGCATAACGAATAACCATAACCCCATTGGTAGATGCCTCAAACGAGATATTATCATCAAAGATAATCCGTTGATTATCCGTATGATAAAGAGTCGTACTTAATGGAATGTAAATACCATCCAGATAGAATTCAGGAGTCAGGTCTTCAAGTGGAATATTTTTTACAATGTATTCGCTATCTTTAGTAATCGAATAAGTTGTAAGTTTTTTAATCCCTTCGAAAATCATGGTATAAATTTCATTTTCTTTAGTAACTTCAATCGTCATAGCGCTTAATAGTGAATAAGTTTTAGGTTCAATTCCTTCACCACCGTCAAGGGTATTTAAGAATAATTCGTACAATTCGGCATCATCTTGTTTAATTTTTGCAAGATATGCAGCATTGATTTCAAGCGTTGTAGTACTTCCATTTACAGAAGGAACACTGAAAGAAGTATTACCAAAAATATTGTTTAACTTACTTACATAAGCATCGCATTTTGAATATGCTAATTCAACTGACCCAATTGTTGTGTCGTCTTTTTTGTCAACCGCGCAAATAGACGAAGTATAAATATATTCTTCTGTTGCGTGTTGAACTCTGAAAGAATTTTCATACATGCCTTTAGTGATTAACTTAGGTGTAATCCCTTGTCGTTCACAGTCCAGAGGATACTCTTCCGGATTAACAATATATGATGGTTTGTAAATTTCAAGGTACATCGTTAACGAAGCCTTGTTAGAATCTGAATCGACTGTTAAATCATCGATTTCTTCGTCGCTTAATTCTTTTGGCGTTGTTGTCGTCTTAAGAATAACGGTATCTGCAATCTTTGCCACCTGATTATCGATTTTACGTTTGTATTCCTCGGTTGTCAGGTTTTCAAGGTCAATACCTAAAGAACTATCCGGTTGAGGATATGCAATATCCCAATTCTTAGATTTAAGAATAAACGGTTCTTCTATAACGTTTCCGTCAACGTCTTTGACTGCTTTTGTTTTAACGCCTAATGCCAAAACCTTGGCAATTTCTTTTGGAAAATCTGAAGAAGAACATAAACCTTCGTAATATTTAAAGACTTTATATTCTCCATTAGCATTTGCGGCCATTTAATTTACCTCCTTTTAAGTTGTCTTATTATATGATATACCAATAAGATTAGTGGTTATGCGTTATTAATGGGTTCCATTTCTTCGCTTGTTATTTCACTGGTAGGAACAGCAACTTGAAAGGTATCAACAAGTTCGACGGTAATTCGCTCTTCTTTGGCGGCATTTCGTAATAATCTTACGCCAAGCCATACTTTCTTTGCTGTCCCGGTTATATTAACAAACTTAAGTTTAAGTTTCGAAGAAGGTGGTAATTTATATACATAAGTGGATGTTCCAATATATAAGCCTTCTTTTACTTCGGTCGGGAACCATGTGTCAAACCATAACTCATCATTTACGAATAAGTTATAATAATCATTTTCTCCGTAACCGGTACAGGTTACGACTAATGATAATAACTCGGTTTCTTCTTCCGGGCTTGTGTAGTCCAAATCATAGACTCCTGCAATAGCCGGGACATTAATCATTGTCATTTTGTTATAAGGCTGACTGAGCTGAGCAAAGTTTTTAATTTGCTTGACATAATCGACTTTTTTAACTTTGTCCAGTTCCCCGCCTGCAATATATGATACTTCAAAGCCCATATTCTTTACTTATCCTGTTCTATAGAATAACCAATGTATTCGTCACTCAAAATCTCATTTACAGCGGCAGTGATAATTCTTTTAGCCATATCTCCTGCAAATAAATATTCAACCAGTTCTTCTGCTGTGACTTGTTTAGTGTCCTCTAAGTCTTCAATGAGAAAGACATCAGTTTTTTGTATTTCAAGAGATGTCTTTGCTACCATTTCTTTAATTTTCAATTTCAAGCACCTCCTGATGTTTATTCGATTAATAATCCGTCTCTTAATGTCTCGATAAACTCTGGCTCTTCTGTGTCGTCAATATTTACTGGTGTGAAGATAACATAGGTTACGTCAAAATAAGAATCATAAATAATTGCCCATTTACCATCAACGGTATCATGACTATATTCTTCATGTTCTTCATCGAAGCTTTCACCAAAGACATAGCAATCATCAAGTTTAAGTCTGTCTTCTGTTATAAGACCTTTTATTTTAAGATAAATAATATTAGTCTTTAAACTAACATTAACAGCGTCATTTTCTGGGAAAAACTCTAATACTTCAATTGGTTCTTCCAGTCCATCGATGAATTCGTCGAAATGCATTGCTTCCGGACTGTCTTCGTTTGCTATAACTGCATCCGTAATTACTTTAATAAATATCTGAGAGATATTGCTCCATTCACCATTCTCACTTTTAACCCTGAAGTGATACATTCCTTCTTCTAACGCTATATGAGGAGTATACCGAATAACTTCTTCGATTTGATTCCCGGCAATTACGTCGTCACATAATAATAGCTCAAAGGAATTATTCTTTGCAACTTGGAAAACATATGATTCAGAACACTGATTCTTCCATACAAATTCAGGCATTGCATTTAATATACTTCCATACTTAGGAGAAATTATCTCACAACGAGGGAAGCTTGCAGTCGATTCCGTATAAAAGCAAGAAACATGTTTCATTATCATTTTGTTTCCAACAATATCAGTGATTCCATCACTTAACAGTACCACATAACAGGTGTCTGTATTAAATGGTTCATCGGGTACATACGTAAGAATCTTATCATTGTATGATATAGAACCTTTGGTAACACTGTACTGTGAATAATCCTTCAAGCTATTAATGTTTTTATATATCTTATTGTAATCTTCAAGAACAACAATGTTCTTTTCAAGACTACCTGGGTTAATGTCTGCACTAAACGTTACTTCGATTGAAGCATGTACGTTGGCATTTGTAGAATAATTACTCGGAGATACGCTTAACACTCTCAAACCAATAGTTTCATTGTTGTTATCCATACGTATCACCTTTTATTTATTTTTCAACTTTTGGGACCGGGTCTTTCTTTCGCGTTGACTTTTTAGCGACAGCCTCTTCAGCTACCGGAGCTTCTTCTACGATTTCTGGAGTTTCTTCAACTGGAGTTTCTTCAACAGCAATCTCTTTTGTCAGAATCGGTTCAGATTTAGCAATTCGTTTTTCTTTTAAAGCATCTTTGGTTGTCATTACTGTAGTCATGTCAACTTTACCGTCAATGTCCAAGATTGTTTGAGCTGTCAAAGCTCTTGCGATAGCAGGAGTAACCCTGTCAGCAAAACCGACAGGGTTACTTAATGTTAAGTGCAATCTTGAAACAGGACAAAAGAAAGCGTAATTGTTAAATTTCTTAATATTTAAAGCAAATCTAATCATTGTATTTTCCTTCCTGTTTTTAGATTAATCAATCAGGTGAAGTCTTTCCGGAGTTGCGTAAGATTTAGCCATGCCAATATTTTTAGCACTGCAAATAGCACGTCCTTCGTTGTAAGTTCCATACCCGTATCGTTCAATAACTTTGATGTTATTCAAGTCACGAGATGGGTCTCTGAACTCTTCGGTCTTTAATTCGTCTTTAACGATTTGAACACCGACATTGTTAGCATCAACACAGAACATATCGAATGTTTTGCCAGCTTTGTCAATCGGGGCAAAAGGTGAGAGATTAACGTTAAATGCAAATGGTAATCGACCCTGAATACTTTCAGGTCCTAATTTAAATTGTGCATTCGGAGTTTCTCGTTTGGTTTCTCTGTCGAATGGAGCGGTTAAAGAACCGGTTAAGCCATTACGAGCAAATACTGACCATACCAACGGATGCATAATCAAGTCAGTCGGAGTATATTCGTTGTTGTAAACAGCGATGATGATATCCAGTAAGTCATCAATACTTAATGTATCATTTAAGTTACCTTCAAAGTCAAGACCGGTAGTTCCGGCTGCTGGAATCTTAGCACGAAGACTATTATCAAAGACTGTCCAGCCATGTCGTAACCACTCGTCAAATGCTTTTTGTTCTTTTAATCGAGCCATTGCTCGGCCTGCTTCGGACAACATCACAGAAACAAGGTCAAATTCTAAGTCAGACTGTAATTCATCTGAGTATTGGATTCTTACCCCACTCTTACCTACGCTGATAAGAGAATTTTTGTGTAATTGCCAGTCTACAGTTTCTTCCGGAATTTCCTGACCTTCG